CCTCAAAGGACTTACTCTTCGTATGCAAACAGACGGATTCCCTGCCGACATGCTTGAAAAGTGGGAGAATCTTCAGCCTACTATTTTTACGTGGTTGGAAGACCTGGAGCGTGTTGGCGATGAAGAATAAGGAACTTCTATCTTGCGAGTAATTGATGTAAGGGCTACTGCCAAGAGTCGGGAGGCTTTGGAGCACTACTTGTTCGATGGATACGAGACTATGACTCTCGGGTTCGGAGGCTCCCGTTACGGAGCCAAGACGTGGACGGGTTCTCAGATTATGGGTTTTCGCCGCCTAATGTACCCGAATACTCGTGGTCTTTGTCTTCGTACTGTTCAGCGTGCTGCTGATCTGAACCTCGGAGAAGAGATTAAGCATGCCTTTTTTAAGGCTCATGGTATGTCTGTAGGCAAGAGGTCAGGAGGAGGAGTAACGTATCTGGAGGCAGACAAGCGATTTATTCTCCCTAATGGATCAATGATCCAGCTTGCCTACTGCCGTCTTTCGAGCGATTGGGAGCAGCATCTCGGTCTCCAATGGGATGACATTTGGTTCGAGCAGGCCGAGCAGGTGAAAGAGTCCATGTACGACAAGTTCACAGGCTCAAACCGTCCCAATAATCCTGATTGTATTTCTAGAATGCTTCTCACTTTCAATCCGGGGGGTATTGGGCAGGAGTGGATACAAAAGCGGATAGTGAACTCTGAGACGCGAGACAGGCGTACTGTCTACATTAAATCAACCGTGCGGGAGTGCCTGTCTACTCTTGAGAGAGACCCTTCGTATATCCCGCAAAAGTTAATGAAGATAAAGGACCGGGTTACTCGTCAGCGTTGGCTTGACGGAGATTGGGATGTAATAAACGGCTCTTTCTTCGTCTTGCCGGATAAGGTTGTCAGGGAGCTCTTCCCTCCTCGCTATGCTCAGTGGCAGGGAGCTGCGGACTATGGGTACTCTAAGCCTTTTGCCTATCTGCTGTCCGCCTTCTGGCAAGATGACAAAGGCAATCCTCACCTGCACATACAAGACATGGTGTATAGAGCACGTCTCGATACCGATATGCAGGCTAAGATGTCGCTCGAAATGGAGGAATCCGTCCGTGAGTACACGAAAGGTTCATTCAAAGAGGTTGAATATCGGTTGGCGGACCCCGCAACAGGTACACCGGCTCCCCGTGAGTCTGAGGACCAAAGTAAGGCTGTTGCGGATCAGTGGCGGGATAACGGGCTATATACCTATCCTGCAGGTAAGTGGTCCCGCCCCGCAAGATGGGCGCTGGTACGCAGGCTCTTCAATCAGGGAATTCTTACAATCTCTCCCCGCTGTGCAGAGCTGATCTCTGAGATTAAGCGTGCCGTGCAGATGGAAGACAAGGACGACATAGACCAAAAGAAATGCGCTGACCATGCCCTTGATTGCCTTGCGTACCTGGTATGTCACCTGTTCGGACTGAACTACGGAGCGTCGAAGGAGATTGTAGACGGGTATGGCAGACCGCTTGAGCTGGTAGGAGATGATGAGAGGCCATGAAACGTAGAGCACACGATTTCAGCGGAGAAGAGGCGAAAAAGAGAGCAGAGAAGCTCGCTGCGGAAGCAGTGAAGTTCAAGGCGGCTCCTAGCCCTCTTCCTCATATTTTTAAGGCACAGGGCAAGAAGAATGCCTAGATACCTTTTTGACTGTATCGGCTGCAAGAGGCGAAAGCAGATAGTTCGACCTATGACAGAGGGCGCAGATCCTGCTTTTTGTCCCGATTGTGGCACTCTTCTAGATCGTATATTTACGGTTCCGAGGATAATGATTCCTGAGCATACCTCTGCTGAGAATGATATTTTCGGCATCATAGCCCGGTCTACTTCCGACAAAGATAAGAAGGCTGTTCAGGAGAAATATGCTCAGCAGAACGATGAGGAGTCCGACAGCATTATCGGAGAGGCCCCTATCGTATCCATGGACACTATTCTGCGCTCAGGTATAGTAGAGGCAGCTAAATCAGGCATAGAAGCGGTCAACCGTTGGCGAGAAAATTGGGTACGTCCTGAGCTGGAAGGTATTGCAGATGAAGCTGGATCAAGCGCCGAAGCATCCTGAGGAAAAATCGAACGCGCTATCGAATGCGGAGATAGTCGGGCGTGTGCGCTTCATGGAACGCTACATGAAGCGTTTCAAGGATGCGGACGAGACTGCTTCGCGTCGGTACATTGACGCTAACTCTCCTGAAACAGGGGATTCCGTCTATGACTTTGATGGAGAGGAAGGCATCTACTTCGAGGAAGCGGATACTCCGGATAACGTCCCTATTGGGCAGATTAACTACGCCACGATCAATAACGAGATCAAGCAGGCAGCTATCGCTATAAAAGCGCCTAAGCTCGTCATCATTGCAAACGAAGATGAAAAGAGCGGGGGCGTGCCGGGAGCTGTTCGTACAGTTTCTAAGTATTGGGAGAAATGCTGGAAGAATGGCGGATGGGGCAGAGAGGTTCAAGGAGGGCTGCAGAAACTCGGTATCTGCGGACTGGCGGCGCTTACCTATTACTGGAGCCCTCGCTACGGCCCAATGTTTGAGAATCTAATGTCTCGTGAGCTGTTGGTAAATCCTCACGCGTCCAACTGGCGCAGGTTAGGTTATGGAGGAAGAATCCTGCGGATTCCTCTGCGAGAGGCTAAGCAGAAGTACGATCCTAACGGGGAGAATATGCTCTTCCTTGATGAAGGATGGAGCGAAGAGTTCTACTCAAATCAGGACCGTAAGACAATCGAGCTACGTATCTATTGGGACTACTACACCGAAGCGCACATCTATAATGATCGTGTAATTTACCGTACTCCGAATCTCTATCAGGGGATAACAGATGATGTTCCACTTATCGAACAAGCCAGTATTATTGATCCACGTGGGCGCCTACTGCCTCTCGGGGATAATATACTTGCTTCTGGTCTTAATCAGGCGTGCGTGGATCTTACAACAGCCGCTACCAATATGGCAAGACATGGTGGGCAGATTACGCTTGCGGAGGAGAAAGCGTTCGATGAGGGCGTCAAAAAGGCCATACAGAACGGGCAGCAGCAGCAGGTTATTTTCACCCGAACACCTATCAATCCTCAAAACGTGCCTATATATCGCGTTCCTGCAGAACAGCTTTCCCCTGGATTCGAAGGGGCAAAAGCCGATATGGTTCAAGCCCTCGATGCGGTACAGGGAATAGGTGTCGGGGCACGAGGGACAGGAGGGCTTGCAGGCGAGACGGCTACTTCAGCGCTTATCTCAGAAGGAAGAAGTGGCGCGATTCCAACGCAGGCGCGACTGAGGCAAGAAGAATGGCTGTCTCGAATGGCGGAGACCTTCGTAGCTCTCATTCAGAGGTTTGGGGGGCCAACCCCCGATGACCCAGGTAATGCAGAGACCCGTAAACTCTGGCAGGCGTTTGGTGCTGTGCAGGAGGTATCGGTAGAGCCTGGCTCCACTTCGTTCCGGAACCCTGCTACCTCAGAACAGTCTGCATTGCAGCTTTACATCGGCGTGCTGCAAAACATGCCTGTATGGGAAGGGCTGGCAGCTAAGGGCGTGGTTCCCGCTATTCCTGATCCTATCGCGGCCTACATGCACCTTTTGCGTGCATATAACATCAACGATTCTGAGAATTACATGAAGCCTGCGCAGCCTGCTCCTCCTCAATCGATGTTGTCTCCAACAAGAGAGCGCCTCCTTGTATCCATGTACAAAGATGCTCCTGAGGACGTTCGACGTCAGATAGAGAAAGAGGTAGGATTTACTCCTTCCGTCCTTCCGCCTGAGAAAGACGAAAATCAGGACATGAACAAAGAGCGCATGAAGGCGGCTGTTGAGCTTGAAAAACAGCACAGGGAGCACTCTCACACGACTACAAGCAAAATTCTTGATACGCTGCTAGCAGGAAATAACAATAAACAGTAGTATAATGGGATAGGAGAGCACACTATGGACCTGGAAAACATCGAAGAAGCTCCTCTAGGAGAGGCGCTGAGCATTGGCGATCTTCCCGATGAATTCGGGGATATCTCTGACATTGACAATTTTGACTTCTTGGGAGACGAGGATACGCCCGATCCCAACGAAGACGCACAGAACCCTCCTCCGGCTTCCGTGGAAGCTGGCGACATAAGCGGCAAGCCGGGGGAAGGTACCAAAGAAGGGGAGACCGCACCGGACCCCCAAGCAGCAGAGAAGCTTGACGCGTACGAAAAGCTTGACGCGGCTCTACGCGATAGTCCGGGCGAGGCCATAAAAGCAATTTTTGCCGGCATGAACCCCCAGGCTAGAGCAGCTCTTGCCGGTGAACTTTGGGGAGCACCTGCTCCACCGGCCGGAGCACAACAGCCGACAGGGGAAGTATTCGATATTGATGGATATGACCCTCAAGGGGACATGGAGATTGCTCTCAAGAGCAAATGGAATGACATTCAGGCTATTCCAAGCATTATTCAGATGCAAGACGAAACAGACCAGCGAGTCCAGCAGGGATTCTCTGCCTTCGTGCCGCATGTTACTGATGCGAACATAGCTGCACAGCTTGCGCTTGCCAAGGTTGAGGCGATATGCGCCGCTATCGGAATTGAGCTGCCGGACCCAGACGGAGGGGCAGTCATTAAGACCTTGCAGGGGGGCAATACTACGTACCGCGATGCAGTACGTAAGAGCACAAACTACAAAGGACAAGTAGACGCTCACAAGCAGACGCGTACGCCAAGGCCGGAAACAATCGGCGGGGGCACACGTACAGCGGAGAAAATTCCGGTTGGTACGGATGCGGTTGCTATTGCTCGGAGGCTAGGGGTTCTCCCTCCTCGTTAAGGGGTTAAAAATTGGCTCTTACGAATGCTGATGCGGCAGCTAACGGCTTTACGTCGGCTGTTCGTGATGCGTGGCTGTCGGCAAACTACATGCCGCTGTTTACGCAGCGTTCGCCTGTACTAAAAATGCTGCAGCTTCGGCGCGGCATTACAAAGCCTCGGGGCTACGGCGATCGTATGCGTGAACCGGTCATGGTTCCTGTTACCACCGGACCAGATTTTCATGGTGTCACTACTGGGTACGAAGAAGACGAGCCCGAGCCTATGACGGGGTACACTTCTGCGTACTATTATCTAAGTCAGTACAAGATCGACGTATCTTGGGATGACTACGATACCGTACGTGGAGGCGACCCTGTTGAGATGGTACGCTGGAGCGAGTCGCACTTTAAGAATGCGCTTCTTCGAGCGTTTAACAAACTCCTCAAGCATCTTTGGAGCCCTCCCGAGACTGTTGGATCGACGGGTATCCGTACTCGAATCGCTTCTCTTCGTACCCTCATCAATTCGGGCGGATCAAACACAACTGATGGTGGAGCTGATCCTCCAGCTCAGTTGAATCAGCTAAATCCCGCACTTGTTGGAACTTCTGGTGCGACTGCTATCACAAATGTAGGCTCTCTGGAGCGTAACGCGGCAGGCGCAGCTTACTGGTGTTCTAACGTGTGGAATACGTCAGGGACTCCTGCAGTACAGGCCCTCACTGTGCAGGTTCTCAACGACATCTATGAGGACGCCTATCAGGAAGGCGAAGAGCCGGACCTGTGCATCGTTCCTCCAGCTCTCTACTCGAAGATGCAGAATCTTCTAACCGTAGGTGGCAGTAATGGTGGGCAGGTATTCGGAGAGTCTCGGCTGGCGAAGCTCGGCTTCTCTGCTATCAAATTCCGAAATGCGGAACTGGTTGTAGACAAGCGCTGCCCGCTTACCGGGTATGTCTCAGGAACCTCTACTGCCCTTGGAATGCACCTGTTTATGCTGAATATGCGGCACCTGTTCTGGAGAACGACCGGCAACAAGCCGAAGTTTAAGGAAGTCGTCTCGAATCGCTTGATCGAGGAGCATGTTGGCTCCTGGTATGGCGCTCTTACAGGCGATCACCTCGGCAACGTCCATGCAGTACACCCATTCCTGAGCCAATAAATGACAGCACCTATCTTTGTCCCTACAAATCAGGCCAACGGCGCTCCCGTACAAGAGTACGGGGCGCTTCAGGCTTATTCGCTGGCAGGTACCTCTGGTATCACAATACTTCCTTCGAATATGCCTTCGTTTAAGTGTGAAGACCGTCAGGATATGTCTCTTGTTGCACGAGTTGTAGGCACGGCTGCGTTCAATTTAGACTAT